GAGCGAAGAGCAGCAGATTCGCTTCATCGAATTCATCTTGAGAGGCGGCACGTCTGCGCGACTGATTTACTTCAATTGCCCCCACTGGCATAATGGGGGCAGGGAAGACTTTGTTCTTGTTGATGGCAAGCAGCGTCTGGAAGCTTGTAGGCGGTTCATGGAGAATAAGATTCCCGCTTTTGGTTATCTCTACAAGGACTACAGCGATAAGCCTGATATGCTGGATGCTCGTCTTCGGTTCAATGTCAACGACCTGAAGACCAGAGCACAGGTTCTTCAGTGGTATATTGACCTGAACGCGGGTGGCGTGGTTCACACAACTGAGGAAATCGAGAAGGTGCGAAGGCTCTTGGAGGAAGAAAAGCATGAGCATTCTTGACTGGTTCGACATTCACGACATCGAGCACTTGAAGGCATGGCAGCACTTGAAGGACAAAGGGATGTGGCCTGAAGGTTATGGAGTTTCCTTCTGTCTGGCAGGTTTCAATTGTGGCAAAGATGGCGTCGGAATGGGTTAATGAACAGCTTGAAAGGGCAAAAGATGGGCCTCTTTTGGACTGATTACCAAATTCACGGCAGAATCTTTTCGCATGGTGTTGACATAGGGGAGTTCAGACTGGCAGAGCTTTCCAAGGGACATCTTGTCTCTTGGAGACAGATTGCTGACCGTATGCTCTACGATGTAATGGAAAAGCATCCTGACAAGAACATCACGGAAATTCGCATTACTCGCGTCCAACGCTTGGGTCTTTTCCCCAAGAATATGTTTGTGGACATTTATTCCACTACTCCTTTGAGACATTCGGATATTGTGATTAGAGCATGAAAGTTTTCAAAATTACAATCGCTGTAGATGAGCATAGCATCGGAGAGCATGTTGAGGGCTTCGAGATTGTCCAAGAGAACAAGAAGACCTTGCGTATTGCTTCTGATTTGCCTGAAGACGAATTCGGGTTTCTGCTTCAAAAGGATAAGCTTGGTGTCATAGCGACCGAAGATGTTAATCGTCTCGAATATCGTGTGAGTTTTTACGTATGGACAACAGAGGAGTATTACGAAGTCAACAGAAAAAAGCTTCGTAAACACTTTTCTGATATGATGGATGTCTATGACCGGCGTGTCGTCAAGATTCGCAAGGCTTTTTCGAACATGATTTTTGGAGATACCCATGCCGAAGATTTATAAGAAACTCAGGATTTGGAATGGCCGAGGTTGGGACAGAGGCCAGTCTCTTTATGTCTGTGCCCACTCGATAGCTCATGCGATTCGACTCTGTAGCGAAGCGGCTACCAAGCAGAGAGGGTTTGAATGGGAACCTGTGACTCCATACGAAATCAAGGAGTATTGGTCTGAAGGTTGTTGGGGGAGAGCAATGGATGGCATCGAGCCTGAAATCGGCGTATGGGAAACAAGGGAAGAGAAGGGATGCAAGCACGGTGAACCCAAGAGGTTGGTATAGCTTAATTTATGACCTGCTGTTTGCGAAAGAAAAGATGAAAAATTCAAAGAAAAAGTGCTCATTATTTTCGAGGCTTCCGTATAGAAGGGCAGAAAGGAAAAGCAAATGAGCACAGCGACAATGAGAAAAGACGTGGCGGGAAAACTCAGGCTTCTCTCGAATCTTTCATCTCTGGCTGGAGAGAACAAGTTCAAGGCCAGGGCCTACCAAAGGGCTGCAAGCACAGTCGAGGAGCTTCCCTCTATCAATCTTGAGACAATCTCTTCTGGTGAAGTCGATGGCATTGGGGAGAAGATTGCCTGCAAGATTCGGGAGATTGCGGAGACTGGAACATGCCCGAAACTGGAGGAGCTTCGCAGAGATTATTCGCAGTATCTGGAACTCCTTTCCATTCCGGGCATCGGCCCTGCCAAAGCGAAGCAGCTTTACGACGAGCGCAAGGTTCAAACCGTGGCTGAGGTTCAGGCTCTTATCGAATCCGGTGTCAGCTTTCCCAAACAGGTGAAGGAAGGCGTGGCCGCAATGGTGGGCAAAGGTGACGGCAGGACTCCCTTGGCAAAAGCTGAGAAGATTGTTGAGCCATTTCTGGCAAAGCTTCGTCGGATTGCCGCAGTTATGGATGTCAAAGCCTGTGGTTCTTATCGGCGCAAGAAAGAAACCATTGGCGATTTGGACATTGCCATTGCTGTCACGGATGAAAACGCCGAGACTGTGATGGCGGTCTGCGAGAAGCTGATGGACAGGGTGGAAACTTCCGGCAGCACGAAGTCTTCCGGTCGAGTGAAGGGAATCAAAGCTGATTTCCGGCTGGTGGAACCCGAATCTTTCGGAGCCTGTACTCTTTACTTTACCGGCTCGAAGCAGTTCAACATTTCTATGAGGTCGAAAGCCAAGAGGATGGGCATGAAGCTCAACGAGTACGGGCTTTTCAAGATGATGGGCGGCGAAGAGGTCAAGGTCGCTGGCGAAACCGAAGAACTCATTTTCAAACTTCTGCACATGGATTATGTCGAACCTACGAACAGGAACTAAGACGTGTTTTGTTGTCCAGAAACACGAAGCCAAGAGAGCCGGACTTCATTATGATTTCAGGTTTGCTGAGGATGGAGCCGCTCCTTCTTGGGCATTGCCGAAAGGCTTTCCAGAGGATGAAAAGCAAATTCGGCTGGCGATTGAAACAGAACTTCATTCGATTGACTACATGTCTTGGGAAGGCGAAATCGAAGAAGGCTATGGAAGAGGCACAGTCGAGATTTGGGCTTCCGGTGATATGATTATCTACCAGAGGGAATTGGATAAGGTCAAGTTCGAAATTCTCGAAGGCAAGCTGAGAGGACATTGGAGGCTTTGGCGGCGTGATGGCAATCAGTGGCTTCTGAGAAAGGTAAAGGCAAAATGAAAGCTTACATGGGCTGCGCTGGCGAGATTTCCGAAGTCGAACTCGAACGCTATGAAGATACCGGCGAATGGATTGCTGAGCCGAAGCGTGATGGAATTTGGGGAGTGTGCGTCTCCAATGGGAGCCAGCGATTCTTTTCCCGTCCGGGCAAGGAAAAGGAGATTGCTCTTCCCTCTCTGCCTTCGGGCACAATTTCCGTAGGAGAGCTTGGATACGGGTCTCAGGAAGCCTGTCTTCGGCGCGATAAGCTCGGTCACGATTTCATGGATGTCTACGACCTGCTGGAAGTGGATGGCAGGAACATTGAAAGCATGGATGATAATGACCGCAGAAAACTGCTGGAGGATACTTGGTCTGCTTGGACTCCTGTTCTTCAGAAACATTTTCTTTTGAATCCTCGTTGGGATTCGGAATTTCGGAAGCACTACGAAGAAGTGCCTGAAGGGTTGATTCTGAAGCGTGTCAAGGGCCGACCTGAGCATCCTTATCGTAGAGGAACGAGAAACCCCTATTGGGTCAAAGTCAAGAAGCAGTTCACGGTCGATATGGTTATCATGGACTATGAACTTTCGGACGCGGACTCTTACAAGGGAAAGAACATTGCCAAGAATATCGGTTGCGGCGTCTTCAAGGATGGCAAGTTGGTCAAACTGGTCAACGTCGGCAACTTTGATGTCCGTCTGAAACTTGATATTGTTGCGAAATGGTCTCAATACAAGGGTGCTGTTGTCGAGCTTAAGACCTATAAGGTTTTCAAGTCCGGCAGTCTTCGGCATCCTTCAGTCGTCAGGGTTAGAGATGACAAGCTTCCCGAAGAGTGTGTGTGGGAAGACCTTATGAAGTTTGTTTGAAAAATATCAGGAAACTTGGTGAAAAGTTTTTCATTTGCCGTATAGAAGGTCGGCAACGAACAAGACGAACTTAAGGCTAAGAAAGAAAGCGAGGTTAAGGCAATGGAGAAAAGGAAAGTCAAGGCGAAGGACATTCGGGCGGTCGATGCTTCGGGCAAGATGGCTACGCTTGTGGACGAGGGTCACAAGCTGGACAAGCAATTGACGAAGATGAAGGAAGACGAGAAGAAGCACCGCAAACAGGTGGCTGAAGAGGGTGGAAAGCTGAAAAAGCGCAACGAGCTTTCGGTTCGGGTGCGTGGCAAACAAAGTGAGGCGGTCATTTCAGACACGGAAAGCTTCGAACTGAATACCACGAAGGCGGCATTCGAGACCGTCAAGGACGCGGTTCGCAGAGGCCAACTTGAAGGTGTGGTCAATGCCAGAATCGCGGCGGTTATCGCTCCCGAATCCATCGAGCGCGTTCGCAAGGTTCTTGGCAAATCGTTCGATGAAGTCGTGACCATCGTGACAAACTTCAGCGTCAACCCTGAGGGCTTTCGTGAATTTCGGAAGGAAGCGCGGAAGGACGAGAGCAAGAAGGAAATGGTCGCAGCCATTGACAGTTGCGTCGAGAAGAAAGTGACCACAAAGGTGCGTTACAACGCAATCAAGAAAAAGGTCTGACAGGGAGTCGGGATGAACAGTTACAGGCCCCGCTGTCATCCCGACTGTATCCCTGTCATTTGGCAAAACGAAGAGAACTCTTGGAGGAAAAGACATGGCTACAAGCAAGGCAAAGGTGAAGGCGGCACGGAAGAAGGCGGCTGTAACTCGCAAGAGAAACAGGGCTGCAAAGAAAGGAGCCGAAACCCGTCGCAGGCGCAAAGCGGCTAAGCTCGGAGTCTTTACGAAGACTCATCGTGATGAGATGTCGGAAAAGCGGTTCATGGAAGTCAAGGCCTACGAGGAAAGGTTTGGCAGGCTTCCTCCGGTGAAGGACACAAAGCTCGGTAAATGGCTTTGCAATATGAGAGCGGCCAAAAAGGGACGGCGCGGTGGCTGTTCCTACCCTGAGATTCTGGACAAGCTCTGCAAACAGTTTAAGAAACGGTACTTCGACTCTGGTACTCCCACTCACCCTGTTGACCACAAGTCCAGAGCGAAAATCGCCAAGAGGAATGCCGCTCAAAGAAAGCAACGCGGCAAAGCAAAGATGACGAACGCGGAGAGTTTGGCAAAGGCCCGCGCTGCGAAGGCTGAAAAGGTCTCTCAGAGAATCAAAATCGAGCGAGTCAAGATGACAGAGCCTCGCATTATTACGCCGGAACCGAATCTCATCGACTTCGACTATCTCAAGAAGAACGCTCCAAGGGAAACCGTTTCCAGAGAAAAACTGGAGCGTCTTCTGGAAAATCTCACAAAAGCCGAGGATGATTTGGAAATGCTCGTAGCGGCCATCGGTGAAACAAAGAATAGCGTGGCAAACGTGCTGCGTTTTTTGGAAAATCTCTAAGACAAAGGGCGTGAATCGAGTATAATAGAATACGCCGCGAAAACAAGGAGCCAGAAAGATGTCAAAGAAGAAAAGCAGTGATGAAAAGAAGCTCAATGAGTGGAGCAAAAGCTACGACGGTTGTTATGGGAGTATTTCGACGCACTCGCAGATTGTCGATTTCCTCAAAGACCTTTTCGATGTCAATGACGAATCCGAAAAGGAAGGCAAGCCGAGATTTGCAGGCTGCATTTGGGGTCACAGTGGAATCGGCAAAACCGAAACCATCAAGTCCTTTCGCAATACGCCTGTTACGTGGCGCGGCAAGAAATATTCCGGCTACGATGTTCGCGACGTGCCGATTGCGCAGTTTGAGGAAATGGGCGACCTTCACGGAATGCCTGTTCGCTGTTCTTACATGGTTCCCCCAAAGGATTCGGAGGAAGAAGCTCGGTGGGTTCCCGAAGAGCATATTCACGCTTATGAAATGCGGAAGTGGACAATCGACATCGAGAAGGGCGTTCAGACGCGCATGGCTCCTCCTGATTGGGTGCCGCAGCATGAAGGGCCGAGCATCCTCTTGCTTGATGACTGGAACCGTGCCAGCATCCGAATCATCAAGGGAATCATGCAGTTGCTCCAGAACTACGGTATGGTTTCGTGGAAGCTTCCGGCTGGCTGCAATATCGTGCTGACGGGCAACCCTGATGGCTCCGACCAGGACTATCTCGTGACCACGATTGACAATGCGATTTTGACCCGAATCAAACATATTACGCTCAAGGAAGACGCATCGGAATGGGCGATTTGGGCAGAAGCAAACAAGCTGGACAAGCGCGGAATCGGCTTCCTGCTTTACAAGCCTGAGGACATGATTGGCAGGGAGCGGACGAATCCGCGAACCTGGAGCGAGTTCTTCAAGTGGTTGAAGCGCGTAAAGGACATTCAGATTGAGAAGGAGCGTGTTGTGCTCCATGCGAACTCTCTGTTGGACGAAGAGTCCGTTTCTACCTTCATCGTCTACGCCACTCGAACCCGTGAGATGGACATGATTTCCGAACCGGAGGATATTCTTTCTGGTGACGAGAGTGTCTACAAGCAGATTGAGAAACTGATGAAACGGGATGAGCCAAGGCTGGACGTTCTCTCGGTTATTGTCGAGCGTCTGTTTGCGAGGATGGTGCAGCCGGATTGTGAGATTACGGATAAGCGGATTCAGAATTTCCAGCGGTTCATTACCTGTGATGATATTCCCAATGACTTGCGGCACTCGTTCTGCCGTCGTCTGGCAAAGCGCAGGGATGGCGAGTGCATCAAGTGGCTGCTTGGTCACAAGAAGCTGAAGGCTCTCATCATGGATGCCCTGAACAAGTATTGATAATTCTTTTATCAAAGCCTTTATTATAGAAACTGGCAAGAATTATCTTGTTTATCCATGAGGACTGAGCTATGGCAATGGAAGGCTATTGGCTGAATGCAAAGAATGGCAAGTACAAGAAGGTCTTTGAACATGCCGATTTTCTGAAAGACCCGAAGAATGCCAAGAAGGTTGGGCTTTCTCCTCGTTTTGTCAAACAGATTAAGGACATGGATTGGCAGAAAGATAGGCCTGAAATTCTTATTCTGGCTATGAACGAGGGCTTGGTGCGCATCAGAGGGCATGGGAGTCTGATTGCTTTTGAGTTCACCTATGACACGCGAAAAACTCTTCATGCGGTTGAGGACTTTTTGGACAAGGTGTTTTTGGCAGGCCCGATGTCTACTTTGCGGTTCAACAATCTCAGGACGCATGAATCCATTGACATCAGCTACAACGATTTCATCGACTACATGATGGAGGATTGGCGAAAAGTGCTCCGAGTGGCGAAGAAAAGCAAGATGAATTATGACGAGAAAAGGATAGCCAAAATCGTAAAACGCATTCTGAAGTGATGTTGGCGACTTTTTTTCTTTCTTGGCTTGACCCGACTCTTTTTGAGTCGGGTCTTTTTTTGACATTTTCTTTATATTTTGGTTATAATAGCAGGAGGGAACGCGATGGATAATCGGCAAATAGCGAGACGACTTCTTTACATGGCTCGTGAAATCTTGGCATGGCAATTATTGAGGCCAATCCGCGTCAGCTTATCAAGATTCGCAGGTTGATTGAGCAGAAGCTGGACATCAGTTCAAACGCCGAGATAATGGATGAATGGTATGGAATCGTTGTCAGCGAAAAGAATCTGAAGGTAAATGAGGGCCTCAATCTTGAAGGCCCGGACAATAATAAGTATTTTTATGTCGTTCTCTATGATGATACCCTGCTTAGTGGAGACTTTGTGGCTTGTGCTTGTTGGGGTAGGATAGGTTCAAAGTATGTTGGTGGAGGCAAACATCGAGTTGCGGAACTCTATCGTGGTGATGACCTGAAAGCGGCCAAACGAGCGGCCTTAGGAAAGATAAATCAGAAGAAGCGTAAATACAAGAAAGCTCCAAAAATGCCTTGGGGCTTCTGACTATTTTGGAGGCATTGCTCATGGCGAAGAAAATACCGAGTAGATGTAAACGTGGAGCGCATGTTTACAAGAAAATCAATCAGTATATGAAAGAGTGCGTTGGTTGTGGCAAGAGGGTTCGAATTGGCTTTGCTTGCCGGAAGAAAAGCGTCAGGAATTTTTAGAGACATAGATGGGTGCTTGATGAACAGGCTTAAGGTTGCACGGGAACTGTTAATGGTAGCTCGAATGCTATCTGGTTTCGAGACGTACAGTGGTATTGGTATCTACAATATCTGCGGGAGTAAAGCTCATCGTCTCCGCTTTCCTGCTGAGAAGGTCTATCCTATTATCGGTAGAGCTTTGAAACGAAAAGCGCGTGGGGTGGATTGGAAGTATCTTGAGATTTACAACATACATTATTCCGAGCGAGACGATGTGTGGAGTGTTTGGGGAATTGCTTTGGACAACAAGACAAAGGAGAAGTACAATATCAGTTTCTACCGAGTCAATCCTAAAGCGTTGCTTGGATTGAATTGGCCTGTTGTAAAGATTGAAAAGTGGAGGAGAGGGAGATAATATGACAGCGGCTGCAAGGAAAGTAGTTGCAAAGAACAGCCGCGACATCTTCTACTCTTTTTGGAGGTATTCCAAATGAGGCGTCTCCTCGTGTTGTGCCTTTTGGTTATATTGTTTTTCTTAGGATGTGATAAGGTAACAGAAAAGGAACTGGCAGAAGCGGAGAAAACACTTGAAACATTTGTTGGAAGGATGGAGGACGGGAAAACAACAAGAGAAGAAGAACAGAAGCTCATCAGGAAAATGGACTTCATGTTGAGTCGCTATCTTGAGTATCTGAAGAAAAGGAAGGACGGGAATGAGAAAAAGATTGACGGCAAGAATCAAACAGGGAATTGATGCGCTTCAGGATACTGTGCTGGAGAATCAGGAACAGATTCTGAAAGAACTGGACGAGATAGAAACCTATCTTGGCATCCACGACCTTGGGCCGAGAGCCGCTGCGGAGGAGAAGGAAGAAGATTGGGAAGAGTCCGTGCAAGTGGAACCAGACGATGAAGCGGATGTCGAGATAGCAAACGAACTCATCAATCTCGCTAAAGCTCTTATGAGCTAAGTGAGGAAGGAGGCAAATGGAGCCAACCGAATATTAAGCTACAGGCTGAGTTGGTTTGCGTTTGCTCCGAAATCCTCCAGTCAAAAGCTGGAGGATTTTTTTGTAACTTCGCTTCTTACAGTGACTTAAATTAGCACATATTCTGTCAAAAAATATTGCTTTTTTAACTCAGATTTTTTGTTAAAAAAATTACCTGTTGCCGATAAAAAAGGTAGGCAGGCGGCATAATAATCATGGGAGAAGTTCCCGCCTGAAACGATGAAATGAAGTATGACAGGGAGTTGGTTTCGTGCATCCACGCAAACAAGCGAGATTGGAGCGGCAGGAGAAGATTCCCGAACTGCTCAGGCAAGGTCTCTCGCTGACGCAGATAGCCGAGAAGTTCGGCGTTCCCTTCGGCATCATCAATTACGATGTAACCAAACTTGATAAGAAGACACGTCGTTCTCTGAAGAAATATATCTTCACAGGACGCCGCAGGGTCAAGTTTGCCGCCAGCGAAGCGGATAAGTATTTCGACGAATACCTGCTTTTGGCACAGCAGGGAAATTCGGTGAAAAGCATGGCTGGATGGCTGAAAATGTCGCTCTCAAAAACGAGAGCCATTTATCTTGCCATGTCCAAGTCGAAGCGGGAGCGCATTCGGCAGGCAATCAAAGACAGCAGGAATGACTGCGGCGAGAAGAGGCAGAGAATCATAGAGCTTCTCAAGAAAGGCTACACGCAAACGGAGATTGGCAAAAAGCTTGGCATCAAACAGAACACAGTGGCAGGGTATCTGACAAGCTTGCCGAAAGACCAGCGGCAAGCCCTGAAGGAAATCTCAAGGCTAAGCAAACAGGTGCGCAAGGAGAAAGAAAATGGATAGGCTTATTTCGACGGCAAGTTGGTACAATCCTCTTTCTGTTCTGGTTAATCATGGCTGGCGAGAGATAGAGGATATTGTGTTTTACAGAAAAACCGGCGAAGAATATCATGTCGGCAGAGGATGGTTTGGCGGCAATAGCAACCTGAAAGAAGGCGAATTTATTGATGTTCCTTCTGTTTCACTGCGTAGAAAAATTCGCTTTGACGGTGAGGCTTTTGCCGTCAGTGTCAAGAAAAGCTGTTTAGGCGAGAAGAAGAAAAGGATGGTTCTCTACTTGCCTTTTGAGTTTTTCGAGTTTGAGTCGGAGCGTGTGGAATCGAAGCATGGCGAAAAGATTGAGCACTTCGAAAAATTCGTCTCCAAGAGAGACCCACGAGTCTTCTTTCAACACAAGGCCGGAACTTCGATTGACGAGGAAAGACGTGGAGAACTGAGAAAACTCCGGCTGCGAAAGGAGAGATTGGAAAGAAGTCTGAAGAAGGTCGAAAAGGAAATCAGCGTTCTCGAATTCGGCCCATAATTTTTTCAAAAAGTCTGCTGAAAATGTAAGCAGATTCCGTATAGAAGGGTAGAAGACAAACAGGAGAAACGTATGAAAGTGGTGCATCACAATGACTTAGATGGCGAGTGCTCGGCAGCTATCATTCTTCATGCTTTTCCTGAGCAGAAGATTGAACTGATGCCGATGGACTACAAGGATGATTTCCCATTCCAGCGAATCGGCAAAAACGAGGAAGTCTGGATTGTCGATTTCTCGCTTCAAGGAAAAGGCCAATGGGAGCGTCTCCTTGCGATTACAGAGCAAGTAGTCTGGATTGACCATCATAAGACTGCGCTGGCCTCTGAAGGCCCTCAGCAGGCTCAGGATGGCCTCAGAAAGGACGGTGAGGCCGCTTGCCTGCTGACTTGGAAGTTTGTTCATCCCCATCAGGATATTCCCTATCCAGTCCGTTTGGTTTCGGATTATGATATTTGGGCCAAGCTCCTGCCTGAGACGGACGATTTCCATTTCGGCATGGAAGGCATGGATACCGCGCCGGATGCTCCTATCTGGAAGAGCCTTTTTGAAGATTACAGAACGCTTGTTGAAGAGATTGTCGAAAAGGGCAAGCTCATTCACAAACGCAATGCGAAAGAGAATCAATCCTATCTGGAGAGTTACGGTTTCGAGACCATTTTTGAAGGCTTCAACTGCATTGCCTGCAATAAAGGAATGGCTGGTTCCGGTCTTTTTGATTCGGCCAAAGACAAGGATTACGATATTATGATTCCCTTTGTCTTCGATGGCAGGCAGTACACGGTCAGCCTTTTCAGCACGAAAGACCACATCGACGTGAGCACCATTGCCAAGAAATATGGTGGGGGCGGTCACAAGGGCGCGGCTGGATTCCAGTGTGAAGTGCTGCCGTTCTGGATGAAGAAGCCCGTTGCTGGAGAAAAAGTCAATATCGAGCTTGCCGGACTCAAGAAGCAGTTCCCTCTTTGCAACGATGAAGATTGCATGTATGAAAGAGAATGTTCTCATCACAGGACAGCAGGAGAGTTCAGAACAGAGGATGGGATGACGCCTTTGCTCTCAAGGAATGACAAGGGTGAATGGTTCTGCGAGAAGAGGAAAAACAATTGTTTTGGTTGTCTGATTTGGACAGAGCATGGTCTCCGTTTGGAGCGGGATTTTCAGCTATGAAAGACGCATTGGCTAAAGTTATTCCGGCACCAGCAGGCAAGATGCTCAAGCCAGAGATTGGTGATGTTCTCTGTGGTGGCGAGTATCTTGTGCCTTTCGAGTTCAGTGACATCGGCAAGATGGATTCGATTGCGCTCTGCAATTTTCCTCGGCTGAATAATCCTTGGAGGGCACTGACCAAGATGCGAGTCGATTGTCAGTGTCTTCTGGATTCAACGAAGTATGACTGCCCTTACACGAACAAGCAGTATTGGTGGATTGTTCCGGTGGTTCTCATCACAAATCATTTCGAGCAATTTCTTGCGGGCACTTGGTATCAGACCATGTTCCAGAATATGTTGGATGATTGGGTGGATAATGCCCGCGAGATGCAGAACGACCATCTTTACGACGTGAAGCGGATGATTGTTTCCGAGAATGGCGACGAGGTTTTCAAGCATCATCGTTTTCTCCCTATGTTTATCGGAAGCGGCTATACGGATTGCACACTTGCATCCGATGGACATGGAGAAATAAAAGAAGCAAGAGTGTTTTTGGACAATGGGGATTTTCTCGTTGTGAAATATTGGGAATGGTATAATAAGTGAGGAAATCATGGGCGGCACAGTAGCAGTGACAGTGGTTGAGCCAAACGGCACGGAACATCGAATGGCTCGGTGGACGAATTCGATGCCGTGGTTCGTGGACAACTTGGATTTCATTGAGAAGAATCCGTCACACGTGAAAGAGTATCTTGACATGTGGCAGGGGATGCGAGAGGATTGGCTCTCCCATGTCGCTGAATGCAAGAAGAAAAATCACATCGAATGCAATTTCAAACACAACATGACTCCTTGCTACGGCAATTATACATGTCTGGCTCCCAATGGTTATGGCCTTGTGTTGATGGACATGCACAGGAACGTGGTCTTGAGCCATCAAGGATATACTCGGCTTGGCGGTATCGACATTGCCGCTGTAGGCCTCGATGCTATGCGGATGCGTGATGACAGGTTGGAGGAAAAAGACAGCAGGTCTTGGCAGGCTCAGCGTCTCTACGATGCGGGAAAGATAAGCTGTGTCTCTTCGTATGACCCGAAGAAAGACAAAATGGTCGAGATGCCTGCTCCCAAGTCATGGAAGGACATTCTCCAGCTAACAGAAAGCTTTCGTGGCATTGGCTATCTTGTGCTGGACATGAGTCCTTTCGAAGTCAGGGATTATGAGCAGCAAGCGAAGGAAGGCATGTTGCAAATGAAAAAGGACATTGAAGCTCTTGGGTTCAAGTTGTCCGAGGAAGAAGAAAGATGTTGGCAGGAGTATCTTGACGAAGTGTATTCAGAAGAATGAAACTATTAGAAAGGAGCAAGAAAATGAGCAAAGGATGTATGGTAGCAGCCGGTGTTGTGGTTGTGCTGGTAATTACGGTTCTCATTTGTGGCATCTATGGTGTCAGTGTCCACAACAGGGAAGTGGGGCTTCGCAATACCATCAGCGCGAAGCACACGGACAACGAGAGTGAGTTCGACAACATGGTCAAGAAAATTGGGCAATCGGCTCAGGTGACGGACAAACAGGTCGAATCGCTCAAGGAAATCTTCAATGAACACGCAAAGGCCCGTGGCGGTAGCCAGTCTGGAGGCTCTTTGGCTCTTTGGATTAAGGAGTCCGTGCCGAACGTGGACACGAGCACGTTCAACAATCTCCAGAACATCATTACCGGCTCTCGCGACCGTTGGACAATGCGTCAGAAGGAACTTGTCGATTTGAAACGAGAGCACGACAATCTGCTGGACAAGTTTCCTTCGAGCATGGTTTGCGGCATCCTCGGAAGGCAGAAGATTTCGATTACCATTGTTACTTCGACCCGTGCTAAGGCAGCTATGCAGACGGGCGTAGACGATGACACAGAGGTATTTCAGAAAAAGGACGAAAAGAAATGAGTCTGACTCTGGTGATGGGAAGCAAGCCTGACGGCATGGAATTCAAGAGTTGGGGAGGGATTGTAGGAATGCCCGATATTACTCTGAACATTCCAGACAGTCAGGTGGAAGTTTCTTTCACGATGGATGATTTTTGTGCGGTCATTTACTACATAATGACAAATACGGATTTGAAGTCAAATGACCCTCGCTTTCATCTGTTGAGGGTGCTGAGAAGTCTTTTCATCGTGAAGGGTCATAATCCAAACGAATGTCGTTTGAGCGATAGTGGCGACCCTGTTGATGCTGAAGGCAAGAAAACAGGGTTCGAGAAAGGACAGTAGGATGCTTTTCTTTTACCTGTTCGCTTGTATTCCTCTTGCGGTCGGAGCGTTCTGCTGGATACGCAGCAAGGAAGTTGTCTGGTGGGAATGGGTGGCTGGCAGTGTTGTCGGTTTTGCGGTGTCGGGCATCTGCCATCTGATTGCCTTTCATGGTTTGACGACCGACGTGGAAACATGGTCGGGCCAGATTGTGAAAACGACTCATCATCCGAAATGGATTGAGGAATATCAGGAGATGCACATGCGCACGGTCGGTAGTGGAAAAAATCAGCGGACGGAGATTTACTACACGACGGAGCACAGGACTCATCGGAAACACTGGACGTGTGACATTAGCTATGGCACAAAAGAAGCCGTCAAGGAAATAACTGAGAGTTTCTTTGACGAAATAGTTAAGAATTTTGGGGATAAGATTGAAACAGTACAAGGATACCGCCCTGGTTTTGATGGCGGCGATAGAAACGATTATGTTGCCCACAACAATACGGGCTATGTCTATCCTACTATCGAAACCTACACGTGGCACAATCGAGTCAAGGCGGCTCCGTCTGTCTTTACCTTTGCCAAGGTTCCCAAGGATGTCAAGGTTTACGGGTATCCTGCGAACAAGGACTGGAGGGCCTCGAATCGACTCTTAGGAACAGCCAGCCGTGTGAATCTTCTCGAATGGGATAGGATGAATTCACGGCTCGGCCCGACCAAAAAAGTCAATGTCATACTGGTTGGGTTTGGCAATCAGGATAAGCAGATGGGCTTCTGGCAGGAAGCAGCGTGGTTTGGTGGCAAGAAGAACGACCTTGTGCTTTGCTTTGGCTCGGATGGCGACAAAACCACATGGAGTTACGTCTTTGGTTGGACAGAACAGGAAATCGTCAAGCGGAATCTCGAAACAATTCTACTTCAAAACAACGTCAATACGGAGCTTATTCCGAAAATCGAAAAGGAAGTTTACGAGAATTACATCATCAAGGAATGGGATAAGTTCAATTACATTTCCATTGAACCGCCTCTCTGGTCTTATATCGTGCTTATTGTCGTCATGGTGGCAAGCCAGACGGGATTCTGGTGGTGGGCACATCATAATGAGCCAAGCAAGGAAAAGAGAAAAAAATATGGCAGAATTGGGCTTTACTATTAAAGGAGCGTATCATGGCAGTCAAGATTGAGGATTTTGGCAAAGACCACTGGAGCTTACTGGCCTACATCGAGTGCATTTGTGTGGATGGTAAGAAGGGAGTGGGCGAGATTGATTTCGCCAAGATGAGAATCAACAGGCAGTCTGAGAGTCATTGTCCTCTTCCGGTCGGTGCTCGTAGTCACGTAGGGGCTTGGGAAGAGGATTATGGTACAAGACTGGACGGTTACTGGAAAGAAAACGATACAACCGACAAGACACGAAGACTTCCTCAACATGATGATTGGGATTGTCTCGAAGACCTCGAAGAAGCGGGTCTTGTGGAGATTCTGAGCACCATCAATGGGTTTGTGAAGATGACGGACGGAGGAATGATGATTGCGGCCTTTTTACGCAAGCACAAGGCAGATGGAGGCAATTTTGCTGGTTTCGCGGCGGTATTTCGAGGGCTGAAAATCGCTGTTGAATAACTGTGGAAAAAGTGTGGAAAATGTTGAGAAAGGACTTGACAATTGTGAAGGGAGTGGTATAATAACAGCAAGAGGGCTTGGAAGGGAAAGACACCATGAGTAGTTTCAAGACTAAGGATGATGCTTCTCTGATTCGTTTCTCGGATGATGTAAAGGGAGAAATCTTCAAACGTTTTGGTTTGTCAGATGAGCATATTGGGAGCAGCGCGGTACTTGACCTGACTATGTTTCGCTGGCTTCAGAACTCAGGCAACGGAACAGTAGTATGGGCCGAAGACAAAGAACTTCTGTTCTCTGAAGAAATGGATGAGTTGGAGGGCAAGAAGGGTACTTTTGTCTACGAGACATGGTATGAATCGAAGTGCGGCAGGCAGGTCATGTACGAAGCCGAAGCCAGCTTTGGCATTCACATATATTTCGTGTTTGACGTGTCTAACCAGATTGAGCTATGAAAGGGGGAAACGAAGAGGGGCCTTAATGAGAAGGGGGAAAATATGAAAAGAAATAAGGTGAAAAGGTCTCCAGTGCCTGTAGACAAGTATGCGAGATTCAAAGGCATTATTCTGGAGCAGGCTCAGTTGAACAAGGTTCGGAGAAATAGGAGCGTGAGCCGCGCTATTGAGGCTCTCGTGAATGTTCTCGACCAGCAGGTAAACTGAGCACCAGCGGTTTTGACTGTCTGTTTTTCATAGGGCTGGATGGCAGCATAGTATCTTTGGAGCCTGCGGAATGAAGAGTCGTGAGGAGCAGAGAAAGTATCATCAAGCTGTCATAGAAGACCTTATGGAAACTTGTAGCCACTCGCAGACGGCAAGGAATTTTGGCGTCACAAGAGAATGGGTGCGTCAAATAACAACGCAGTATGGCTATGATGGGAAGAAGCTGATGGCAATGAGGCTTCTTCAAAAGCGTGAACTCATCGAGGGCTATATTGCAAAAGGATTGACAGCTAAGGAAGTTGCCGAAGCGATGGGCCATAGTGTTTCGACTATTTACAATCTGGCATATCGGTTAAAAATCGACATTCCGCACGTCAAGTGTAAGGAAGAACTTTCTGAACGTGTTGGGTCGCATGGCTATCGGTATGTCAAGGTCGGGAGAAAATGGGTAATGAAATCCCGCTGGATAATGGAGCAGAAGCTCGGTCGTAAACTCATAGAAGAAGAGAGAGTGTTCCACAAAAACGGCGACAATACGGATGATTCGTCTGACAATTTGGAGGTCAGAAAGGTGTTTGCCAGAGGAACAATCAAGACAGAGACAGGGCATGTCCTCGTTTTTGACAAACGAAAGAAAGGCTATCGGTCACGGTCGAGAAAAGTCATGGAACAGATGATAAAGCGGAAGCTCAAGACACAGGAACGCATTTTTCATAAAGATGGAAACGTAGCTAATGATTCTCCTGACAATCTCTGGTTATGTGGCAGCGTGGCCGAGTATAAGTCGCTCAAGAAACATTTCAAGAAAATCTGGAAAAGAAGAGCCAAAGAAAGGTATAATAAGGAAGATGGCAAAGAAACAACCGAGATACGAGTTGCAGGTGAGCCTGAGAGGGCGACTGCCTTGGCAACCTCTTAGTGTGTTGCCACATTATGGTTATCAATGCGAGTTTAGAAGCCCAAAAAAGACGGCTTTGGCCGTTCTGGAGATATGTAAGACCCATCCTAAGGGCGTCCATGAGCATCCGCTCAGGGTTTTTGACAGAGAACTGAAGACATGGGTGTTTCAAACGCAGACTCCAGAGAATTTCAGGCCGTATGAGGATGCAATAAACATCCAGTGGAATCGGGAGGAGATTTCTGAGACGCATGACATGATGGCGTATTATTCCTTGGATTGATTTCGCTCTTTGACATTTACTATTTTTGTGAATGGCTCGGATAATAGGAAGGGAGCCTATTGGACAGTTCTATTGGAAAGGAAAAACAGATGAGCGAGAAAGAGAAACTGAGAGAATTGGTGAGTGGAGTGTACCGCGCAGGTAAAGAGCAATATGGTAAATTTCGGGCGCGACGTGCTTCGGAGCTTGATGGCATGGCAATGGTGTTTGAATCAATGGAGGAAAAAGAGCTTCAAACTATGTGCAGGAATTTCAGCGAGGAATTGAAGGCAGGATTCAAGAAAAGATTCCAGAGAGACGATAGAGGGGAGCAAAGAAGGTCATTTCCACCGAGTCGTTTTGAGGTCGGCACGAAGATTCTCAGAGAAGTAGATACTTCCGGCTATCCTTCCAAGTTGGTCGATTCCGTATTCGATGAAACAGATTCCGGCGACCTTGTTTTCAAGGCTGTATTCGAGAACGGCAGTTCTTTTCCTGTCGCCACACCTATCGAAGAAGGAACCAAGGGCATGACCTGCTTTTGCAGAGAGGAGCTTCCTGAGGATTGGATTTACTTCGAAGTGGTGCGTCTGAATCGGCAGGGCAAATCCGTTATGGTCAAGCCTGTCAGCGGCAGCGAAGACGACCTCTATGCAATTTATGATTCCGAGAAAAGGAAAGAGCCTTCCACATGGGATGTCGATTAGCTCTGGACAAGGAAATATGCCGTTGCTGTGCTCGGAATTTCTTCAATGATGATTCCGAGATTGCAGAAAAATTCGGCATTTCCAACGAAGACCATGAACAGATTTTCGAGATGCTTTATGAACAGCATGGGGCGGTTTATTGCCCTTACTGTCCCGACAAAGGTGACGAGATTCCTGTCAGCATGGAGACACCATTGGATTGCCCCTTTTACTTGGAGCAGGAGCTTAAAAGGCAATGCTGACGAAGGAATTTTGTGTTCGTTGTTTCGCTCAATCGAATCGAGCGCAGTGGGACAGCTACAAAGAAAGATGGTGGAGCGGCAAGCATGGTCGAATCAATTTTGGTTTTGTGCTGTGTCCTCCGTGGGATGGAACGTTGAGCATCAGAGAGAAGATGCGGAAGGTGCGGAATGAGCCGCCTGACTACTGTCCTTTTTACTTGGAGCACAAGTTGAATGAACAATGAATACGAAAACTGCGAAGCTTGCAGAACTTATGAGACCATAGCGGGTATTCTCAATGGCCCGTATTGCAGGCATGTGGTGACGGCTGCTATTGAAAAGCATGTGGAGGGAGTTCTTTCCCAATTCTGCAAAAGGAACAAAGTGGCGGCTCATGCGACCTGTCATGTTTCGGGATTTGCCCTTGACGAATGTACTTACTTTTGGACAACGGTTCTTCTGGCATTTCAAGGGAAGATGAACCCGAAGCTCTGTCATAGGCTGAAGGCTAAAATTGAAGCGTTCGATTTCGAAAAAATCAAAAAAAGATGTTGAAATTTGTCGAGAAATCCGTATAGAGGGGTAAGAAAAGGACAGCCCATGATTGCAAGCGTGGGTTGGGAGAGTGTAGGGTAGGTGGGAGACGCTTCGAGCAGTTAGCGAAGGGCTTTTGCTTATCCGTGAAATAAGCTCCATTGCTCTAAAAAAATTATTGGTAAGCGAGATATTTAGTCTCGCTGACAGCCGGAAAGACGGCATTGATTTAGTAAAAAAAGCAATGGAGCAAAAGAGGTTGAAAATCCTCCAACGGATGCGTCGATGATGAAACACCACTATCTTCCTTACTTTTCTTTTCCTTTTTAAGGCGCGTGAGAGTAAACGTTAGTCGCCCGTGTGAGGGCGTGGATTGAAACGACAATTGGGGGCGCGTAGTATCGACAGGATGCGTATCGAGAATGGCTGCACGTCGAGGTTGGTCGGTTGGCCTCGTAAAAAGCCGACTATGCCATTTACTTGGCAACTCCTACAGAATCGCTGCTTAGGCAGCCCCAAAACCGTTGAGATTCGTCCTTAGTAAGCGGGAATAGGGTACGACACAAGGGCTGGCAGCTTGGAAAGACAGGTTGGCAGGCTGGAAAGACGGCCTGACGTGGCGGGTAAACAGCCGCCTGAGGCTTGCCAGATGAGCCGAGATATAGAATCAACTGGATAAGCGTGTAGACGCCCTATCGAGAGCACCACTGGACGCGAGGTGCGACTCCTCGCCGCCTCCACCATTTTCTTTGGAGAAATTGATGAGTAGTGTTCCTCTTGAATGCAGCTATTGTTCTAAGCCTTTTCTTCTTTCCAAGGCAGAATATAACCGGCAAGTAAGAAAAGGTAGGGAAAGATTTTTCTGTTCTCGTTCTTGCTCTGCTAAGTACGGTAATGATAATCGCGAGAACAGGACAAGAGAGATAGAGAAGACATGTCCTTACTGCGACAAATCTTTTAAGACAAGAACGGGCAAAACAGAGGCTACGTTTTGTTCGAGAGGGTGTGCTTCTGCGGGTAGTGTGACCAAATATCGCAGGGAGAAAGCTCGTGAGATGGGTTCTCAGAATGTTGGAGCAATTAACGATATAGCTGTCATTGCGAAGGGTTTAAGAACAAGGGAGTCTTGGAAGTATGAAGAGTTGAAGAAATTTTTTCTATCAAGAGGAGAAAGATTCGAGCCAGAGTATCCTCTTGGTCGATATGTCTTTGATTTAGCTTTGCCAGATAGGAAATTGTTTTTGGAGTTTGACGGCAAAGACCATGAGTGGACTGTTATGGCACAGAAAGATGCAGAGAAGGATGAATTTGCAGAATCAAAAGGCTGGAAGGTTGTAAGAATCAGGGTGAACAAGAATACAAGGTTCTCAGTGGCTAAATTGTTGGCTGCGATTTAGAGTTTTCCTTACAAGGACAATATGATGGCTACAACAAGAGAAGATATTCAAGGCTGGTTTGAAAGAGGCAAGGAAGAGAAACAGGCATACCTGATTGTGGTCTGTGATGGTTTTGACCACGAAGACTATCCTACTTACGTGGCTACCGATGCGGAATGCCTTCAGAAAGTAAAAGAATATAATGGCAAGAATATGCAGCGGGTCATGGAGGTTTATGACCTTCGCAAACCGATGAAGGCACAATTGGATGAGTATCGAGTTTGGAATACTCCAGAGGCACCAAAAGGCAAAATTGGCTTTGTGAAGTAAAGGCAGAAGCAAATGAAAATTGAGGCGACAACTCTTTCCATTGTGACAGGTTCACGCGCTTGTAACGCCAGATGCCCTTATTGCGTCTCGAAGATGACGCCAAGCTTTGGCATGGAGAAAGAGCTTCCAGTTGTCGATTGGAGAGCATTCGAAGCGGCTTGTAGGTATTCAAGAGCACATGGTATCACAACCGCCCTTTTCACCGGCAAAGGTGAGCCTACTCTTTTTCCACAGCAGATTACGACATTTCTTTCTGTCTTGCGCCAGCATGAGTTTCCTCTTATCGAGTTGCAGACCAATGGCATTGTTTTCGAGGATGATGATTTCCAGAATCGTTATCTGGAGACTTGGAAATATTTTGGTCTGACTTCTGTGTGTCTCTCGATAGGAGACATCGAGCCTGAGAACAATGCTCGTTTGATGACGGACAACAAACCGAAATTCAACTGGAACGAATCATGCAGAATTCTCAAGCAGCATAGTTTCATGGTTCGCGTTTCCTGTGTCATTTGCAAGGGCCATGTGGACAATGTTGACCGCCTGAAGAAGCTTGTTGAGGTTTGTAGGGATTTGAAGGTTGACCAGTTGACAGTGCGCGAACTTGGGGAGCCGGAAGAAACATGGAAAGGTCAGCATGTCAAACAATGGGTGGACAAGCATAAGGTTTGTTCTGCGGAAGCCGGACTGGAGGAGTTTCTGTGCAAGAAAGGGACGGAGTTGCTTCGATTGCCGCATGGAGCCGTCGTCTATGACTTGAACGACCAGAATGTCTGCCTGAACAATTGCCTGACCTATCCGAGCAAGGATGGAGAGATTCGGCAGTTGATTTTCTGCCCTGATAATCACTTGCGCTATGACTGGCAGAAGAGTGGTGCTCTAATTTTTTAAGCACTACTTTTCTAAAAGCATACCTTGGGAAGCTTTGAATGGCTTCCCTTTTTCTTTTCACATTTCCTTTATCGTCTGTGTATAATAGTAGAGGGAGAGGCCCTTCCTTTCACTGTTAGGGGCTTTTCATGGATGCAAAGAAAGTTCTTGTTGTGGATGATGAGCCTTCGATTACGGAGGTATTATCTTACCAGTTTGGAACTCTTGGCATGGAGGCAGTCGAGGTCAATTCTGTGAGCGAAGCGGAAAAGAAGCTTGAGGATTCGAGTTTTGACTTGATTTCTCTGGACATCAATATGCCGGGTAAGGACGGGATTACTTTTGCTGAAGACCTGAGGCGGCAGGGCAATCAGACTCCCATCGTTTTTGTTACTGCATTTGTCAACGAAAGGAACAAGAGCAGGATAAAGGTGATTAAGAATGTTCTATCCGTTGTACCCAAGCCTTGCGATTGGAATCGAATGGAAAAAGTATTGACAAATCTTTTATAAAGCTTATATTAGTATAGGAGAATCAAACAATGGCAGCGAGGCCGACATACGTATCTCCTCCGGGCGAAACCATTCAGGAGGAGATGAAAGCCAAGAGGATTTCAGGAAGAATGCTGGCAAAAAGACTTGGCATGAAACCAAGCAAGCTTCGCGCCATTATGACGGGCAGGGAGAGAATAACAAAGCACATAGCCGAGAAGCTCAGCAAGGTATTTGCTTACATTGCTGAGGATTTCTGGCTTATTCGCGATGAGAAGTACCACCTTGAACTCGAAGGAAAATACAATCCTATGAAAGAGATTAGGAAATTAGCAAATGAACGTAAAACTGAAGAGGGAAGTGAACGGTACTATTCCTGAAACGGGTGGCGAACTTCCCGACAACATGTTGAAGATGTTGGTTCACAGGCTGGTCAAGAATCAGGCTCAACTTTATGTCAACACTAATTTTGACCTGCTTCTTGAGATGGACAGCATTCAAGTCACGGTCAACGGAATTCGGAATGCTGGCTATGACGAGAGAGATAATAGCGTAAACTTCAAAGCAGAAGTTACGATAGAGGTCGCTTGGAATCTGAAAGAGGCCATCAAGGAAACATTGGAAGTGGCCTTGAACGATACGCCATTTCTGATATTGAAAAATGGTCAGGAGACATGAGATGAATGTAACTGAGGAACTCGTAGACATTGCCAAGGACTTGATTCTGGCCGACCCTGACAGACTTTTGACGGCTGACGAGGTTGAGCTTTTCTGCCCTGACTGCGCTGAGAAAATTCGGCAGAAGAAATGGAAGGGATTGAGAGCTTCCATCATCATTCAAGCTCAGGAGGATGCGTTGATTGATGAGATAGTGAGGACTGCGAAGAAGCCTTGGAGCAAATTGCCGAAGGGCTGGACGAGGAAAAGTCTGGTGAAATTCTGGAAAACACTGACAGGAAATGCGGAACATAAGGTTACGGAGTGTATGAAGAAACTTAAACCTCATTTTGACGATGTTGGAGCCGTGTGCGGGTCGCTGGCCGACAGAATTTACATGACGACAATGTGGAGGTCAAAGAAGTGGCTTGAGACTCATACTCCTAAAATTAAGGAGTAGTTTCAGGATAAAAATATGTCAGGTCTTGTCAAAGTCAACTGTCATTATTGCGGTAAAGAATTTGAGGCCCTGCGTTACAAAGTTGCGAAGGGTCTTGGCAAGTATTGTTCTTTCAAATGCACTGGCTTGGCGAAGATTAAGAGAGCGACATTCACTTGCAAATATTGTGGCAAGATGGTTCAGGTTCGTCCTTGTGAGGTAAGAAAAGGAAGGACATATTGTTCCTCGGAGTGTATGAATAAGGGTCTTGCGGAAATTCGATGCCAGTATATGACGGAGTATCATGCTGGACTCTCCGCGAAGGAGAAAAAGCAGCGAGGTAAGAAAATCTCGTTGTGGCACAAGAAGTGCCCGAAAGAGAGCAAGGATTGGGCTGAGAGAATATCCAAGGCAAAACGTGAAAGAATCAAGAACGACTCTGAATATGCTGGACGGTTGAAACAGCAGGCTCTTTCTTTGCCGAAAACTACAAAGGAGTCTGCTCGAAAAGCAAGAAAAACAATTAACAGGAGATATACTAAGGAGCAGCGAAAGCGTTGGTCTTCTCAAGGTGGCAAAGTTAATGCTGAAAAGCATGGTGGCCCTTGGAATAAAGGTTTAACGAAGGAGACAAGCAAGAAGGTAGCAGCGCAAGCGAAAAAGATAGTTGGTCACAAGCCAGCTAAGGGTTCTGGAGTTGGAAAGTCAGGCTATCGTTTAGACATTGGTCATTTCGTTCGCTCCACTTGGGAGGCCGATGTTTGTCGCCTTCTGAAATATTTTGGCATCAAGTATCTCTACGAACCGAGAAAGTTCTATTTGCGGCAAGCGGGGGAAACAGTAGATTCATACTTGCCCGACCTTTACTTGCCTGACTTTGAACTATACGTCGAGATTACCGGCTGGAGACATCCAAAGAAGACGGCCAAGTTGAAACTTTTCCATGAGCAGTATCCTGATGAGAGCTTCTTCGAGATAAACAAGAAGGTTTTTCTTGGTTTGAAGAAGATGTTTCCAGATGCTATTCAATGGGAGAGTGGCAGGGTTAGTGGCAAGGCAGATTGTTCTTCCTTGCTTAAAGTTGTCAGTTTTGTATCTTGAAAAGGAATCATAACATGTTTTAGCAAAGCGTTTTACCCTCTTCTCCCTTCTCAATTGCTCGGTTCCCACCCCTAAAGCCGAGCATGACCCCGACACACAGTCGGGGTTTTTTTTGAAAAAAGCTTGAAAAAGTCTGTCGAAAATGGTATAATATGACGTACAAGAGATAGAGGGATAAACGCTCTTTGAAAACAAAGAACGCTTCGATACGCTCCAGAGTAGAGATACTTCACATTGATTATGTGAAAAGGAGTGGAACTCCTGACATGCTCGGAAAGACGGGCTTTGCTCATGGGCTAAAACCCATGATGGCTGCGAGGAAAGTTTCGCTGACTGCGGGTCAAAGTATCCTACGACAGACCGTGAAAGAACGGTGACATTGCTGGAGAGACGGCACTACGCTGTGTAGCGTAATCCTCTATTCGACCTTAGGTATCGAAAGTTCTTTTATAGCACAGGAAACCGATACGCTCCAGCGAAGAGTTACTTCCATCATACGGACGTGGTGCAGGTGCAACTCCTGCCTCCCCAACTTTGATGGGGAGTAGTGTAAAAGATAGCACACGTAAAATTTCTCTTTGCGACTATTGGTATCGGCTTTCTTTTCACTTTCCTTGCGAAAGTGTGGGTTGAAAGAAAGAAAAGTGAAAGTGTGGTGAAGCGAAAAGAAAGGAGTCAGTACGCTCCAGAAGAGAGTTACTTCAATTCAATCTATATTGAGACGTGGTTTACCACGTATGTTCTCTCTTCGACCATCGGTACTGAATCTTCTTTTACTTTCTCTCACTGGTTGATACTCCTCTCTTTCGTCCTCCTCACACGCCTGAGATGGTTATCTTCGGCCAGTGAGAGATTTGATTGGAATGGTGCGGGATGGAGCAGTCTGGTAGCTCGTGAGGCCCATAACCTCAAGGTCGTCGGTTCGAATCCGACTCCCGCTACCATTTGAAAGGAGAGAAAAATGTCGTAGGTACAGAAACACTTTTTCGTCTTTGTCCGAAAAGACCTGCCGGTCGCCGTTCAGCTTTGCCAAGCGGTACATGCAGCGCACGAATCGGGCAAGAAGTTCTGCAAGGAGACAGACCCAATCTCTTCGGTCGTTATCTGCGAGGCAAAGGCCGAAGAACATCTCAAGAGAATTGAATACTACCTACGCCATCAAGACATCAGGACGGTGATGTTTTGTGAGCCTGACTTGGATTGTCAGGCGACTGCGCTTGCCACCGAACCTATCGACTCGGACAGGCGTAATGTTCTTTCAAAATTCAAAGTATGGAAGGAGGGCTGAGCTATGTTGTAGCTATGCACACGTTCGCCTCCATGATTTGTTTCTTGCGGTAATGGTCAGAACAAAATCAATTTCCATAAGGAGACAAGTCATGGATAGAGAAACGATTCGGAAGGTCAAGGAAGAAATCAAGCAGGCAGCCCTCTTTCAGAAAGAGAACAAGATACGCTTCCATAACATGGTGGTTGTGGTAAAGCCGAAGAAGTCAGAGCATAAGATTGAAGGCTATCGGTTTCAACAGCCTTGGGAGATGGCGGCTGAGATTACGGCTCTCATCAATTTCTACCATGAGATTCGAGGAAGCGCACACAGGCAGGGATTGGAAAGGTATGCAGGCTACGGTGCCCCTGCCTATAAGTATCGCACGAAAATGGAAGGACTGAGAGAGAAGTATCTTGGTGAGGAAGGGACTCCCAAAGTGAAAGTGCAAAAGTTAGTCTGCAAGGTTGTGGAAGAATGACAATGATGCGGAGGAGTGGAACGGAACGAGGAAATTTCCTCTAACCATGTCGGTCTCATAAGCCGAAGATAGCAGGTTCGACTCCTGTCTCCGCTACCAGTTTCGTGGTAAGACCCGATGTTCAATGTCGGGAGAGGACGTGAGCGAATGGTTGGGGCTGCTCGTCCAAACTAAATCAGGCTTCGGCCTGATTTTTTTTGTTCTAACACGCCTATAGGCATCCAATTAGGCAACGGGGATTTTTGCTATTCCCCGTCTGCCATTTTCACAATTCTTTTATATTCCACCTTATATTGTAAGGAGATAGTGTGTAGGGAAACTGTGTCTCCGTACCGGCAGACTCTTGGAAGGAAAAGAGCGGCCAAACTATGAGAAAATGGCGAGTGATTCAGGACTTTTATCTCGGTGAGTCGATACGGATAAAAGCGATTAACCCGAATGAAGATAATTTCATGCTCTACGAGGGAGCAATCATCTACGAAGCCGAGAATACGGATAGAGTCATCATTAACGGCAAAGTCTATCATTTCAGAATCGGCACAGTCTTCACTCGCTTTTGTGTGTTGGAAGAGACGATTCCTGAGTCGGTCAGCGGTGATACGATGCCGGGTGGATTTACTGGAGCCAATCTTGTTTGGGTTGGGCCGAGCGAACTGACGACTATCATTGCCGGAAAACGATTCCAGACTCCCGATAAGTTCTACGTGGATTCGTTGACGGTGGCTTTGCGCGGATTGACACTTTCTCAAGACAACGACGACGGGTTTATCATTCTCGACGACCAGACATTTGAACTCAAGCAAGCTTACACAAGCCCTGGTGATTGGGTCATGTGCGGCTATATGAAGAAATAAGCTATGGGTGATACGAGCATTCTCAGACAGGCAATTCAGGTTGCGGCTTCGGCAACTTACGATGACACGATTGCAGCCGTTCATACTGTGGCTGTCGCGGAAGGCCAAGTCAATATTGAAGGCGACTTGAATGTCTTGCGCACACTCCTGAAAAATCTCATTGGAGAACCCGATTGGTATGACCCTGCCGAACTTTCCATGAAGGAACTGGCTGACAAGTTCCTGATGGAGGCGTTGCATCAAGCCGCTTTTGAGAACGTCACGATAGGAGCGGGAACCAGCACGACCGTGTTTGATGGTGCGATTAAAGGCATCACGAATCATAACAATGGTCAAGGTTCCTCGACGGTTGAAGGCGTCATCGTTGACTCGACCAGAGCTTATCGTATTTTCATTCGAGACCATGATTCCGGCGACCCGATAACCGACGGCAGCGGTAATGCGGTTTACGGTCGTTTGAGTTTCGCTGCTGGCACTTACACGATAGGCTGGTACACGTGGAATGGCGGTGTTGAATCCGCTTACAATTTCACTTCGACTGCCGACATCGACCTTGCTTTTGTTGCTGTATCGAGGATGTTCAAAAACCTCGATTGGAATCATTTTCTGGATGTTATCTGGTACGATTATGGGGCGGGCACTCTCGGAGCGCAGGGAAATCAGGGTTGGCAGGGGCCGGTTGGCGTCGATGGCGTTCAAGGCCCGCAAGGAAACACTGGAGCGGATGGTGTTCAGGGAAATCAGGGACGGCAAGGCAATCAGGGAGCCATTGGCGACACGGGTGTTCAGGGATGGCAGGGGAGCCAAGGAAACGTCGGGCAGACAGGTGCTCAAGGAAATCAAGGTTGGCAGGGCAATCAAGGAATCATCGGTGTTGACGGTGTTCAAGGCCCGCAAGGAGATATAGGCGTTGATGGAGTTCAAGGTGCTCAAGGTTGGCAGGGTCTTGGAGATGTCGGCCCGCAAGGTAATGATGGGGTACAGGGAAATCAAGGAGATGTTGGCGACCTTGGCCCACAGGGAAATCAGGGTAATGTTGGCATAGGACAGCAAGGTTCTCAAGGGCCTGCCGGTATTGATGGAACGCAGGGTGCTCAGGGCGATGTTGGTTCACAAGGTTATCAGGGCAATCAGGGTTACTTAGGGCCACAAGGATACTCTCCTCAAGGTTGGCAAGGCCCGCAGGGGAATATCGGAGCCGACGGAGTTCAAGGCAATCAGGGTCGTCAGGGATTTCAGGGTAACGCGGGTGACACAGGAGCGCAAGGAAGGCAAGGCCCACAAGGAGACATCGGAGCCGATGGTGTTCAAGGCCCACAAGGAAACATCGGAGCCGATGGTGTTCAGGGCGTACAGGGAGACATCGGTTCTGATGGTGTTCAAGGCCCACAAGGAGACATTGGTGTCGATGGTGTTCAGGGAAATCAGGGTAATCAGGGAGATATTGGTGCAGATGGTGCCGATGGTTTTCAAGGTCGTCAGGGTAATCAGGGAGCCATTGGCGATACTGGAGCGCAAGGAGTTCAAGGTTGGCAGGGAGATATTGGCGTCGATGGTGTTCAAGGAAATCAGGGTGTCGCGGGTGATATTGGTTTCCAAGGAGCACAGGGCTATCAGGGAACAGGTGTTCAGGGCGCACAGGGCTGGCAGGGCGACCAAGGCATTGATGGTGTTCAGGGCAACCAAGGCAATCAGGGAGATATAGGTTTTGACGGCGTACAAGGGGCACAAGGATTCCAAGGTGACATTGGCTTTGATGGCGTACAAGGGGCGCAAGGTAATCAAGGTGCTGTAGGTGTTACTGGAAACCAAGGTGCGCAAGGCCGTCAAGGTTTTCAAGGTAGCATTGGCGATACTGGTGTTCAGGGTGTGCAAGGAGAGACTGGTTTCCAAGGAAATCAAGGTGACATAGGCTCTGATGGCGTACAGGGTGTTCAAGGTTGGCAGGGCGACCAAGGATTTCAAGGAAACACGGGTTCTGACGGTGTTCAAGGGCCACAGGGTGACGTGGGAGCCGATGGCGTACAGGGGCCACAAGGTGACATAGGCTCTGATGGCGTACAGGGTGTTCAAGGTTGGCAGGGCGACCAAGGTATTGATGGAACGCAAGGGAATCAGGGACGCCAAGGAAATCAGGGCGATGTAGGCTCTGCTGGTCTTCAAGGTGCTCAAGGTTGGCAGGGAGACGTAGGACAGGATGGTGTTCAGGGTAATCAGGGTTGGCAAGGTTGGCAAGGCGCAATTGGAATTGGCGTTCAGGGCGCACAGGGAAATCAAGGTGACATCGGTATTGACGGTGTTCAGGGGCCACAGGGAGACATCGGTGCCGATGGAGTTCAAGGGCCTCAAGGTGACATCGGTATTGACGGGGTTCAAGGGCCACAGGGAGACATCGGTATTGACGGTGTTCAAGGGCCACAGGGTGATGTTGGTGCTGATGGAGTTCAAGGGCCACAAGGAAATATTGGTGCTGACGGCGTACAAGGTGTTCAAGGTTGGCAGGGTGATGTAGGACAAGATGGAGTTCAAGGAAATCAAGGACGCCAAGGAAGTCAAGGTGCGGTAGGGGACACAGGGATTCAGGGTGTCCAAGGTAATCAGGGGGATGTTGGTGATACTGGTTTCCAAGGCCCACAAGGTTTACAGGGTGATACTGGTGATACGGGTGTCCAAGGCAATCAGGGCTGGCAGGGTGACATAGGCCCACAAGGTATTGAAGGGACGGGAAATCAGGGTTCTCAAGGGCCTGCCGGTATTGATGGAACGCAAGGTTTTCAGGGTGATGTTGGCTCTCAAGGTTATCAGGGCAATCAGGGTTACTTGGGGCCACAGGGTTACTCACCGCAAGGATGGCAAGGCCCACAAGGATGGCAAGGCGAACAAGGATTCCAAGGTGACATCGGTGCTGACGGTGTTCAGGGGCCGCAGGGTAATGACGGTGTTCAGGGCAATCAGGGTGACATAGGAGATATAGGCCCACAAGGAAATCAAGGTCGTCAAGGATTTCAAGGTGCGATTGGTCTTGACGGTGTTCAAGGCGTACAGGGAAATCAGGGCGATGTGGGCGATACTGGTTTCCAAGGTGTTCAAGGTTGGCAGGGTGATGTAGGACAAGATGGTGTCCAAGGCAATCAGGGCGATATTGGTTTCCAAGGCCCACAAGGTTTACAGGGTGATACTGGTGATACGGGTGTTCAAGGAAATCAGGGTTGGCAAGGTGATATAGGTTATCAAGGCGACCAAGGATTCCAAGGAGACGTTGGTGCTGACGGCGTACAAGGCAATCAGGGCTGGCAGGGAGACATCGGTGTTGACGGTGTTCAAGGCCCACAAGGTGACATCGGCTCTGACGGCGTACAAGGAAATCAAGGCAGTCAAGGTTGGCAAGGCAATATTGGTTCTGATGGTGTTCAGGGAGTACAAGGCCCACAAGGTGAAGTAGGAAATACTGGTGATACGGGTGTTCAAGGCCCACAAGGAAATGTAGGAAACACTGGCGATACAGGTGTTCAGGGTGCGCAAGGCAATCAGGGTAATGTTGGCGATACTGGTTTGCAAGGCGCACAGGGTTGGCAAGGGCTTCAGGGTGACACTGGTGACACGGGCACACAAGGGCCACAAGGTGATATAGGTGATACTGGCGTCCAAGGGCCACAGGGTGACATTGGTGTTGACGGCGTTCAAGGGCCGCAAGGTGACATAGGCGAAACTGGTGTCCAAGGAAATCAGGGAGATGTTGGTTTTCAGGGTAATCAGGGTTGGCAGGGCGACCAAGGTATTGATGGAACGCAAGGGAATCAGGGACGCCAAGGAAATCAGGGCGATGTAGGTGAAACAGGCGTACAAGGTGTTCAGGGTTGGCAAGGTGACATCGGTGTTGATGGTGTTCAGGGGCCACAAGGTTGGCAAGGACTTCAGGGTGACACTGGTAATACGGGGGTTCAAGGCAATCAGGGTTGGCAGGGTGACATAGGTTATCAAGGCGACCAAGGATTCCAAGGAGATGTAGGCGAAATCGGTGTCCAAGGCAATCAAGGTAATCAAGGAGATATTGGTTATCAAGGCGCACAAGGCGACATTGGGGTTGACGGTGTTCAAGGGCCACAGGGTGACATAGGTTCTGATGGTGTTCAGGGTAATCAAGGAAATCAAGGCTGGCAAGGTTTACAAGGAGAAATAGGAGTACAAGGGCCGCAAGGTGACATTGGTGATACTGGCGTTCAAGGAAATCAGGGTGACATTGGTTATCAGGGAAATCAGGGTGACATCGGTGACACTGGTGTCCAAGGAAATCAGGGTTGGCAGGGTGACGTGGGAGCCGATGGCGTACAGGGGCCACAAGGTGACATAGGCTCTGATGGCGTACAGGGTAATCAGGGCTGGCAAGGGCCGCAAGGTAATATAGGCGATACGGGTTCTCAAGGAAATCAAGGTTGGCAAGGTTTCCAAGGCGAAGTAGGTGAGACTGGAAATCAGGGAGCGCAAGGTTGGCAGGGTGATATTGGTTATCAGGGGAATCAAGGTTGGCAAGGAATTGTTGGCCCTCAAGGAAATCAGGGTTGGCAAGGTTTTAGAGGATTCCAAGGTTGGCAAGGTTTTAGAGGATTTCAAGGTAATCAGGGTTGGCAGGGCAACCAAGGCAATCAGGGTTATCAAGGCACTGATTTGTCTTACTCACGTGCTTTGTTTTGCACGTCGTTCTATACTTCATCAACAGCTTATGTTGAGTATAATTCTACAACATGGCAAGCAGCGGCAGAATTTTGGTATAATGGGACAAACGAAGTTACAGCAACTACGATGAACATTATTGCTTCAAGAAATGGAACAAGTGGAACAGTAACGCTTCGAGTTTATGACGTGACAAATAACAATGAGATTGCCAGTATTTCTTGGACATCAGATGTAATGGCAATTTATGAAGACACAACGTTGACGAACCTGCCAGCAGATGCAGCAATTTTTGAAATTCAGGTGATGAAGGATGCTGGTGGTTCTTCAAAAGCAAGACTCCATTCATTTAGGTTCTTCTAATCATGGCTTGCAAAAAGAAATATCGAATCTATTGCGAGACTGAAGTTGGTCAACGAGAAGGCTACACGATTCTCGATACTCCACCAACCGAGTGTCCTGTGAATCCAGCACATGAAGTTGATGCGAATAGCAAAGTTGTGCTCGAAGAATTATGCCTCGACAATCTTGAAGCAACGACTGACCCGACTGTAAATGATGACATCAATGACGGTTATGGCGTTGGTTCAAGATGGTTGAATACAAGTAATGACAAGGAGTTCATTTGCACAGATAATGCGTCGGGTGCTGCAAGGTGGGTATTACAGGTTCAACAAGCACTTCACATTCCATGCGGGTCATTGGATAAGGAATATTCGAAGGTCGCTGATGCCACTACATACACTGTGATTCGCTCAATAGTTTTTTGTGGAACAAACAGAGTAGGAACGCCCATTGGAGTGAAGTTTCATTGTGGGCCGAGTCAGGGCGATGGCAATTCGTATTCGTGACGTGACAAACAACAATACGATAGCCTCGAAGACAAACATTACTTCTCAGGGTATTTACACAGATGGAACGACAAGCAATTGGCCTGCCTCGGAAGCGATTCTTGAGGTTCAAATGGCGGTTGCGCAGGAAGGTCAGACCGCTTATGTCACCGATATTCTTATAGGATTTGCATAAGGAAATAGAGAGATGACACGAGTCAACGAATACCGGCTTTACTGCTACACCGAAGAGACGAATGTCACGGGTTGGGGAACAATTGCTCCAACGGCGTGTTATCATAATACAGAGCACGAAATCGACCTTGATTCAGTCACTATCATTGATTATGTTGATGAGGAGATTGTCAAGGCAAACGTGATTGAAGAAAACAATCCAACAGGGGAACGGTATCAGGCTAAGCAGTTTCTCATTACTCCAACGACGGGCGCGGATTGGCAAATATTCAACTTTAGTATGCCAAAGGATGTAACTGTCAAAAAAGGAACTGTGTATTTACAGGACGCTTGTGTGGGTGACGAAATGTCCTGCCACATGTCGCCGGACACGATTATTGGAATCATTACTTCCGACGTTACAGCGGAGGAGACGGAGATAAGCGTTTCGGAAACTGTCATCAATAACATCTTCACTGGTGCTGAAGTTAAACTCTATGACGGCGTGAATCAGGATAATTGCGGCATGGTATTGGATGTAGATGCTGACACAAACAAAATCACAGTTCAAACAGCCACAACACATTCGTTTTCGGCAAGCAGTCCAACGTATGTCCAAATGACGGTATGCTTTGTGCATCTCATCAAAATCGTGAACAATAGTATCATTGAGTTGGGGGAAAATGCCATCAAAGGATTCTATTGGCCCGCAAATACGATTTTGCAGGTGAAGTACAAGAACAACAATAGCGGCGAGGGGAAAGAGATAGGTGTAATTATGGAGTATTACTACTGATGGCTGAAGGAAAAAGAAAGCTCACTGCATACATCTTTCTGGCATTTCTGTTTGGTCTTATCGCTTGGGATATTGTAGTGGCTGTTAATGATGCTTCTGGAGACACAATAAGTGAAATAGTGCTTTCATGGGCAGGGCGTTTCTGTGTTGTTCCATTTGCTGCTGGTGGTTTGATGGGTCATATCTTTTGGACATTGGAAAAGAAATCTTCGCGATGGCTGACAATTCCAATCCTCCTTGCTGTTACTGCGTGTTGGCTCGTGTGGGATATTGTAACGGTCTTGAAGACAGGCGAAAATATCTTCAGGGCTTGGCTGGAAACGCATCCCGTTGTCCCTTTGTTAGTGGGAGTGGTTTGCGGACATTTTCTTTGGGGTCAACTGAAAGAAACAAAGGTGGACAATGACTGAGTTCGTGCCGACTGAACAAGCCGACATCGACATGATTAGCAATTTTGAGGGCAATGTAATTGCAGTTTCAATCAAGCTTCCTTCAGGAGCAGTTGTGCCTACGCCTCCTGCTGGCTTTATGTGGAAAGTTGAAGGAGGAAAGCTGAAAGCCGTTAAGGGCACCGTTGATGGAATGATGCGTTGAGAGATTTCTTCCAAAAAATCATGCCAAGCAGGGTATAATAAGGCACCTGAGAGGAAAGGTGCCTTTGTTATGCCTACAGCGGGAATCAAAGTTTATTTCATTGGTAAAGCTTGGAATGTGCCTTACGAGGTCAGGGTCTGTAATCGTATCGCAAGTCTCATGTCAGATGTTGCGCAATTTGTGCCGGATGTCATTGTCTCCTCGGACTTTATACCCGGTGCGCTCAACGTCGCTGATTTCGAGTTGCGCAAAAGATGGATTCATGTCAAGAGTGGCGCGACCGATGAAGAAGTAATCAATGCCGTAGAATCTTGCTATGCTTCCTTGATTTGGGCTGAGCATCCAAACCAGAAGACCAATCCGCTTGTCACAGTCTACACGGGAAGCTACAATACGGGTGATTTCCTGCGGGATACTTATGTTTCTTTGAAAGAACAATCCTATACGAATTGGGAGTGGAGTGTTGTCGATGACGAGAGCACGGATGGCACTTGGGAAAAATTGATGGAGATTGCCAGTGAAGACCATCGGGTGCATCCTGTCAGAATCAAACACAGCGGCAAAATAGGAGCCGTCAAGGATATTGCTACGCGCCTTGCGAATGGCGTCTATCTTGTTGAGCTTGACCATGACGACATGCTGACGGATAATTGTCTTGCTGAAGTCAGGAAGGCATTTGATGAGAATCCTGAAGTCGGTTTCGTCTATTCGAACTGCGCCTCATTTTTTCAAGATGGCAAGCCTCATCAATTCACGGATGATTTTTGGAAGACACGGTATCGGGAGACAGTTTATCGGGGAAAGACGTATCTGGAGTGTATGAATCCAGACATCTATGACCGTTTTGGCCCGAACCACTTCCAGCAATTCGGCTGGTTCCTGACTGTGGGGCCGAATCATTTGCGGGCTTACCGAGCCAGCGAGTTGAAGCGGCTTGGAGGCTACAACCGCAACTTGCCGATTGCCGATGATTGGGACGTGTATGCGAGATTCTTTCTCTACTCGAAGTGTCTGCATCTGGACAGGATGCTCTATCTCTATCGCTTTCTTGATAGTTGGTCGAACACAACGTTCACTCGCAATAAGTCAATTCAAGACCATCTGGCATTGGGCAGAAGAAATTACGAGAAGGAGTTTATCGACTTCAACACGAAGCGCATGAATCAGTCGCAGAAGAAGTCTGTGACGGAATCCTTCAAGAAGGGCATTTCTGCTGTGATTCTGGACTGGAATACAGAGGAGCACACACAGAAGTGCATTGATTCTCTCAAGAAATGTTATCCCGATGTCGAGGTTGTACTTGTCCAGAATGGCAAGCATTTTGACTGCTTGAAAGCTGATAAGGTGATTCAGCTTGAGATGAACATTGGTTTTTCTGCTGGTGTAAATCGTGGCGTAATGGAGACGAGTAATGAATTGTTGTTGCTTCTGAATAGCGACACAGTGGTGGAAGAAGGGTTGCTGGAGAAGCTTGAAAAAGAGCTTGTCGAGAACCCCTATGTAGGTGTGGTCGGGCCTTATTCGAATGAGGCCAAATATCCGCAAGGTAATATTGAAAAGCATGTTATCAGACCAACGCACGATTTGGAGACGCTTTCTGGCTTTTGTATGCTGATGCGCAAGCAATCTTTCGAGGAAATTGGCGGCTTCGATACGCGGCTGACAACGTTTGAGGATGACGATTTCTGTTTCAAGATGCGGCATTATCTTGGCTTGAAATGTCGTGTAATAGGAGGAGCTTGGCTATATCACGAAGGACATAGCTCGTTCAAGGAGAATCAACTGGATGTTTTCGAAGTTATGAAAGAGAACAAGAGGAAGTACCGTGAAAAGCGTTCTCATGTTCGAGTGATTGCTTTGACATACAACGAGAAGAAAGCGTTGCCGGAGTTCATCGAGCAGTTCAAGAGTATTACAAATGATTTCTGTTTTCTTGACAATGGTTCGGATGACGGAACTGTTGAGTGGCTGAGGCAGCAGAACGGCAATGGGTTAAGTGTATCTGTAATTGTTGAAGAGGGAAAGATTGAATCGTATAGCCAACGAAGAAACATGGCACTTGATATTTTTCGTGATGATTCTGTTGGCTGGATTGTTATGATAGACCCTGATGAGCGTCTTGACACGAACACGCTCAGGCATTTTTGGGAAATGTTTCAGGCCCCGTATGACATTTATTATGCTCCGTTGTGGTCAAGGAATTATGACGGCTCGGAAACGGAGTGGGTAGCAAAACCATTTTTGTTCCGCAGCAAGCCTGAAATACGATGGGTATTTCCAGTCCATGAGAAGTTGATAGGTTCTCATGCTCAGGCCCTTATTATGAATGCTCGGAATACGCATATCTTGGAACTGCACTCTAAAGAAAGACGGCACCAGAAGGCAAGAGAGTATGGAGATAAAGATGCTCCTTTGAATCATCCTGACGCTAAGGGATTTCCTGTCCTGAACTATGAGCATCGAGACGACGAAAGAATCAAGAAGGTCTATTTGGGGCCGCTCATTTCCGTTGTGGTGCCGACATACAATAGGAAGGAACTGCTCGAAAAGGCTCTGGCATCCATCGAAAAACAGGATTATCTGGCGATTGATACTGTTGTGGTGGGCGATAACTGTCCAACATTGGAGTCTGCGGAGCGACGATTCAATCTGCCAAAGAATCATGGAGCAGGTGGCGCAGTTCCGAGGAACTATGCTATCATGCTGGCTGCTGGACAATGGATAGCTTATCTGGATGACGACAATGAATGGCAGCCGAATCATTTGTCAAGCCTTATGCAAATAGCTCAGGCAAACGATGTGGAATTTGTTGTTTCTTCCATGTCAGTAGATGGGAAGCCATTGATTTTTGAGCAGCCAGCTTTTGGCAAAGTGGATACGTCTTGTCTTCTGCACAGGAAAAGCCTGATTCAAAGGTTCGGTTGGTGGAAAGACAGAAATGAGGGAGGTTATTGTCACGATTGGGAATTCGTGAAACGTTGGCTGGATGCTGGTGTCAGATGGGCTGTGACTCATTTGCCAACTGTGATTTACAATGCGGAAACTTCAGGGCAGAAGGAATTTCTTGAGAGGATGATAAATGAGCAACACGTTTGATGAATTCAATTCATGGAAGACGTTGCTCTATGCTGATAAATGCAGAGCAATTTTGGAAGGTCGTTTCAAGTCGCCTGTAGTTCTTCATATCTATCCTACGAACAGGTGCAATTCGAACTGCAATTTCTGTATTATGAAAGAGGAGCAGAAGAAGGAATTTTCTCTCAGCGATAGTGTATTTCAGGGATTGATAGCTTCTGCAAATTCAATGGGCATCAAGTCGATTCATGTCAGCGGGGGAGGAGAACCGACTCTATATCCTTATCTATCTCACGTAAAGTATTTTGATGGATTCAAGGTGCTATCGACGAATGGGATTGCATTGACGCCGGAAATTGCTTCAATGTTCAATCGAGTGCGTGTGAGTTTGAATGCCGGAACCGCCGAAACACACGAGTTGATTACAGGGACTCATAGTTTCCACAAGATTGTCGAAAACATTCGCAATGTGAGAATGTGGTGCAAGGGACTTGCATTTGGACTCGGCTTTGTTTTGAGTTATGATAATTGGCAGGATGTTTTTTCGTTCTGCAAGCTGGCTGATGAGCTTGGAGCGGATTTCGTTCACATTCGCCCTGCTTACTTTCGAGATAAGGGACAGGACGAGAAAGTACGGGCTATTATCGAGCCAGCTTATCATCTTTGTGAGGCGGCAAAAAAGCTGACGAAGGTAAAGCTCTTCTCAATTTCAGAGAAGTTTGATGGTTACTGGAGTGAAAGGCAATACAGGGAATGCTTAGCTTCTCCTTTGCATGGTGTAGTGACAGCAACAGGTGAACTGATTGTCTGTCAAGATGTGTTCCTTCGTTTCGGAGACCTGTATCATCTTGCATTGGAGGACATTTGGGGAAGCGAAGAGCACAAAAGAGCAATTGCGGAGATAGACATAGAAGATTGCCCCCGCTGTGTGATGAACAAGCCGAACGAGATAATGGAACATGTGTTTGTGGAAGACAAGATTCTTTCGGAGTTGCTATGAAAATTGGCGTGATGTATTCGGGTGTCACGGAGAACAATGGTGCCGATTACGTTGCCGAATTTCTTGGCAATGCGGTGCTGGTAGAAGGGCACGAATTGACTTATATTGGTTCTATGGGCGGTGTTCAAGCGCAAGAAATGCCTTTGGGTCTGGACGTAGTTATCAGTTCAGCGGGTTTTGGCTTGACACCTTCTCTTGTCGAACGGTTCAGAAAGCGATGCAAATTCTTTGTCTGGACGCATAATGACGAGATTCCTCACTGGCAAGAGAGAATAGGTAGGATTACGAAACTGGTGGACAGGCATTTCTCTTATACAAAAACGCATGGCTACGGAGACCATGTTGAGTATCTTCCGCTTGCTGCCGACCCGATGACTTACTTTCAGATTTCGAGATGCAAAAAACGATATGACATTGCAATGATTGGAGCCGCACATCCTTGGAGGGTTCGGTTTGCTCAGGAAATCAGTCGCTTTTTTCCGAATTGCAGATTCAGTTTTTCAATGAGCATGAGCGACCGCGAGATAAATCTTCTCTACAACCAGACGCGAGTAATGATTGCGCCAATGCAGGATGGAGACCAATATAACCCTTCGTTGGTTTTTGGTTGTCCGTGCCGCACGTTCGATGTTCCTGCAACGGGAGCTTTTCAAATACAGGCGTATCGTGAGGGGCTGAAGGACATTCATGGTGCGAATTTCATTGCCGAGACGACTCTTCCGAGTAGTTCAAACATCGAGCAGGTGATTTTGGAATGGGCAGAAAAAATTCGTTTCTATCTTGAGAACGAAGCGCAGCGTGAAAAATTAGCAGAAAAGAGCTACGAAGATGTGATTCATAAGCATCTATACACACACAGGTTAGAACACATGCTGAAGTTTATTTGATAAAAAGAGATTTTTTTCTGTTGAAAAGTTCGAACTCTGCTGTATAATATTACGTTAATATAGAGTCGCACTTATAAAAGTGTGTGGATTGAAAAGAGTACGCTCCAGCAGTGGCATACTTCTATCATAGAGAAAGAAACCGCTACTGCGCTTATTGGTACTCAGATTTCTTTTCATTGCCGCCATTAGATTCTGTCTGCTGGCGGGACGCAGTGGGAAGCATTCTCTGAGTGTTTCCCATTTTTTTTTGGAAGGCACTATAGCCAGAGATGAGATGAAAGGAGGACAGTCATGGGAACAATGAAGAAGAAACTAAAGTCGAGAGTTGGTAAGAACAAAGCTTCGAAGGCTGCGAATGCCACAGTCAACAGGGCAGGCGGTGTGGCTTTTGAGATTCAGTGCCCTGCTACGAAGCTGATTACCATGACGGGAGGCTCCTTTTTTTCCGAACCTCGATACTACAATGGTGATTCCGTTGTGGCGAAGAGGGGGGCGGCTGGAAAATACTCCAAGTTGGCTGAGAGGCTGCGCATTGTCAGGGAAAAGGCCAAGTTTGTCGATGCTGGTGATTTGGACGACGTGGCTCAGGAAGTTATCGCTACGGCGGTAGACATCATGGGTACGGAGAATCCCCGTGACGCGCTGGCAATCGCGAACTGGCTGCGCAATGAGATGAACATTCGTCTCACTCCTCAAGTTCTTCTCGTGCTGGCTTCGGCCCATGAGAATTGTCAGGAGTATGTGCGCCAGTATGCTACGAAAATTATCCGGCGTCCTGATGAGGTCAAGACGGTCGTGGCCCTGCACAAGTATTTCTTTGGCAGCAAGAGCCTCAAGAACTGCTTGAGCCGTGGAATTGGAGACGCTCTTCACAAGTTCAATGAGCGCGGCCTGATGAAGTATGATAGCCCTGGCTATCCTACTTTCAAGGATGTACTCCGGCTTGTGAGGAAGAGAAAGAAGGATTATCCTCTTCCTGATGCGGTTTGCAAGTATTTCATCAAAGGCGAAGTGGACGAAGAGGGAACTCCTGTCGCTTTCGCTCGTAGGGAAATGACGAAGCAGGAGAAATTCGACAAAAAGGCCAAGGAGCTTGTTGCGAAGTCATTGGCGAATTGGGAAGTTGTGCTTTCTCAGTTTGGCCGCGATGACAAAACCAAGCGCGAAGTATGGGAATACCTGATTGAGAAGAATCTGGTCGGGTATATGGCCCTTTTGCGGAATCTGCGGAACTTGATGAAAACAGATGTAAGTTCCAAAGTCATCGACGCTGTGGCGAAGAAGTTGTCGGACAAGGAAGAAGTGCTGCGGAGCAAGCAATTGCCTTTCCGTTTCACGATGGCTTACGAGATGCTTCAGGGTTTTGGCTCTCAGCATGGCTACGGTTACGGCTATGAGGATGAGCGGGAAACGATTGATGACTCCAAGCTGAAGACTGTGCTGGAAGCCATCGAGGATGCGGCTGAGGCGGCTTGCGAGAACGTGCCTTTTCTGACTGGCGAGACCGCAGTCTTCGCGGATAACAGTGGCTCGATGGAGTCTGCTGTGTCAGACAGAAGCAAGATGTCCTGCAAGAACGCTGCGAACACACTGGCGGCAATTTGTGCGAAGCGTTCGGAGAAGTCCATTGTGGCCGCATTCGCCACGGCTGTTGCGCCTGTTTCCTACACGAAGCGCACGAGCGTGATGGAGATGGTAAAGAAGCTGGCGAATGCCAATACGAATGGATGCAGCACGAATGGACATCTTTGCTTTGAGTATTTGATTAGGAAGAATGCGCATCCTGACCGAATTATTCTGCTCAGCGATATGCAGTGCTGGACGGACGGTTATGGTTATGGGTATGGTGGCAGCAGCAGCAATGTGGCAGACGCATGGCAGCGTTACAAAAGAAGCAAGCAGTCTGCCAATACGTGGCTGCACTCTGTCAATCTGCATGGTTATGGTGACAGTATTGTAGATGAAAAGAAGGAGAAGGTCAATCTCGTTGGAGGTTTCAGCGAGAAAATCATCCAAATGCTGTTGCAGACCGAAGGCGTGATGGCTGAGGAAGAGATTCCCACCATCGAGCAGATTCGCCAGAAGTTCTAAAAATACGCTGTTGCCGGTGATTCCCGCTCAGAAATGGGCGGGAATTTTTTTGGAATTTTGTCAACAAAGTTCTTGACATTTGTCGTTTGCAGGGTATAATGAGTTTGAACTTTAATAGAAAGGAGGCTGCTTATCGAGAAACCGTTGGACAAGATTTGTATGCAGGCGTAGCCACAGCCTTGACGTGGCAAAACTGTTTGGCTGAACCTTCCTGACCATTGTGGGTCGGAGAATGGGGAGGCCAAAACAAACAGTGCGTGAAAGGAGTATGTATCATGTCTACGAATCTCACTTCTGAAGCTCTCGTTTCCAAAGTCATTGAAGCCGCAAAACTTCTTGAAGCCGTGCCGCAAGTGCAAGAATGTGCTGCTGGATTGTCAGGTGAAAAGGTAATGACCGTTGAGGCATATTCCGTGACACTCATTTGGGACAGGCTTTCACAACTCGGCATTTATCAGGATGATGTGAGCCATGAGCTTCTGGTTTCTGACTCGACGAAGGAAGGAACAGCCAGAAAGTATTTTTGCGAAGATGGCGACCCGAAGATTCCCGAAGCCCGTTTTGCGGCGATTTGGGCGATTCTCAAAGGCAAGGAAGGCAGGGAAGAAACTCCAAAGACAGCGATGGACAAGGTGGCTGAGGCGATTCAGGCACAGCGTCCTATCGGTCAATGGAGTGACAAGGAACTGCTTGAAGCTTACAATCCTGTATGTGATACCAGCATTGTAGATGCTCTGGACAAACGGGCTAAAGGTGCTGCGTTCATCATTTTCCAGAACGAGCAAGAAGGCATCGTTGATGTGGGTGCCAGTTTGAGCATGTTGAAGTATGCTCGTCGTGGGAAACCTCCTGTTCATTACAAGGTGGGTGACTGCCTGAAAAGACTCTACAAGGCTGGTCACTTTCCTTCTTTGGTTCTGTTCCGCTGTCCTTTTCATCCAGATGTCATTCTGATTGACGGCTATTGCGATGAGTGCGGTCATGTTTGGGATATATCCAACTATGAAGTGCTCCAGTTCGCTCGTTTGGTTGAGCAGGCTGGAGAAGTTCCCAATGGTGCCTATCTGCGCCAATTCATCAACGACGCAAGGCAGTATGGGATTCAGGGACTCAAAGAGGATTATCCAAAGGTGGCTTTGCGCTTCGAGGAATTGAAATCGGAAGATAATCTTCCGAGCCTCAAGCTTCGCACGTCTGTGGATGAATCGGGTTCTTCCGACCCGATGCGTCCTGGCAGCAGACGGTACTAAGAGATGAGATTGGGGGAGGAGCCTCAAAACTTCTCCCTCCTTTTTGAAAAAAGGTCAGGAAAGATGGCACCTATCATTACCAAGATATGCAAGAAATGTGGAATTGCAAAGTCCGCAGATTTATTTACAAAAGACCCTCGAAATAGGGATGGTCTTGGAGCAAAATGTAGAAGTTGTTATAATGTGAGACAAAGAGAATTATATCCTTCCAGACCCATTAAAAGACCGAAAGGTAGTAAAGAATACGAAAATCATCGAAAGTGGAATAAGAAATGGACAAAGACATTCAAGGGATGGTTAAGCG